ACCACCGTTTTTCAACATGCAGCCGATGTACTGCCCATTTCAGATCTGTAAAACAGCTGTCTTTCAGGGTGCGCCCGATTTTTCGTACAACCAGCAGATTTGCTAATGGGTACTTCATCATCAAGTAAATCCATCGAAGGGCTGTTGTCTTGGACTTCTTCGAGGCTCGTCCGCCTTTGCAAACGTTATAACGCCCTTTGAATTCCCAGAACGCTTTATAGCCTTTTCCGACAACATCAGGCAGATAAATTTTATTAGGGTTCAAGGTCATCTTCTCCACAGATCACAACTGGTACCTCTCCAGCAATATCTAATTTTTCTTTATACAGCCCGAATCGCTTGCCAAGAAGTTCTGCTGCCCGCAGCCGTTCTTTCTCGTCCGGAGGTTTTTCAATCAACCTAGCTTTACTGCATCCTTCTCCAGTCCCTTCTACAACGCAAACAGTTGACTGTGTGCTGCCTCGCAGAACAGCAGTTAGATATTCCATGACTTCTTTTGCATCTGCCATCTTTGCAGAGCTAATTTTCTCCATTTGTGCTTCGATGTAGGCTTTAATTTCAGCATTTTTGAGCAATCTGTATGCATTTGCAGCAGCAACAGCATCATTTTTCACATTCGGGTATGCTGCTTTGTACGCTCGAACCCTGTTTAAATCAATCAAATACTCGTCTGCAAATATATGCTGTTTTCCAGTCATGTGATTTTCTCCTTTCCTGTAGTGCTTTTAGGGTATAAAAAATGCCGCTCGGATTTGCTCCTGCGGCATTTTTTTATTTTGTCAGTATAATCATACCACGGAATTCAGATTATTTCAAGTGAGATTGAGTGAGGCTTTTTAGAAAAGTTTCCTTGCTAATTTCTCATGATATTATTATAGCACAGGTTAAGTGTACGATTCAATACGATTTTTCAGCATCACCAATGCTTTTTTATGCCATCGATGAAACGTATCCCATGAGCATGCCATCTCTACACATACCTGTTCGCAAGTCATACAATCCAAATAACGGTATCGCATTAGTCGCCGTAGATCGGGTGGCAGTAATGTAATGGCATTTTCCACTGATGCTTGCTTTTCTAACAACTCACGTTGTTTTCTCAGGTACAGTTGCTCCAACGCTTCTTTTTGTTCCACATATCGTTGTGCTTCTGGTACTGGTTCTCCTCGCTGCCGTGGAGTATCGCTGTAAGCCATACCGTGGTAGCCTTTATTCTTCTCCAATGCAGATAACCGCTTTTGTATGTCAGCCAATTCACGTTTAATGCTGCCGTATTGCAGCAATTCCTCTTTCGTCATACCCCATACCTCCGTTCCAACCGATAAGCAAATCGATTCTGGTAATGCCTGCCTAAGTAGTTATATGCCGTTGCAACATCCGGGAAGTAGATCACCTGGTTCTGCCGATCCGCAAGCACACGACCGGTTATGCGGTTGCGTACAACGTAGCATACGCCAGGCTTGGGGTCGATCAGATTGCTGATGGTTTCTGTTACATCGTTCCAGTCAGCCGGTTGTGCGGCACGTCTCAGCGCTGCACGTTTTTCCCGCCGAAATCTGTTTTCCCGTTCCCGGGCACAGTTCCGGCAGAACCGGCGTGCAACGCTCAGCGCGTGCACCGGTTCGCCGCATGTTTCACAAAATATGGTTATCATGGCTGTGCCTCCTCGTCCATTCTTGCTCCGCAGTTCGGGCAGTAATCAAACGTATCTGTCGGCATAAAAAACGCCTTTTTGCATCTACCACAGATAGCAGCCCCATTCTTGAACGTTTCACCGTCGTAACTCGTGACATCTTCTCGTGTCCAGTGGGCTTTCGGTGGCTGATTTATCCGTTGGTTCCATTTTTCAGCGGCTTTCTCATTTGCACAGTATTCCGCTGATATCCTAATCATGTCGCTTTCGGCACCGCAATCTTCACACTTAGTCACGACAAATTCACCCATATTTTCAAATTTTGCTTCTCCACCGCAAAACGGGCAAGGTTTCAACTTGATCTCACTCATTTTCCTCCACCTCCTCAATTCGTACATAAACGCCCGGAACATTCGCCCAGAACTTCTCCACGACTGCGCTGTAAATCTGCTTATCGTCTTTCCAATACCCCAGCTTGGTCATGATGTCGAACAGTGCCTTGCACAGATTGTCCACATCTGGCTTGTTGGTATAAGGTTCACCATCCGTATGCTTGGCTTTCAGTGGGAAGCACCACTTTACTACCAACTGTACTGCGCTGGTGTATGGCTGTTCTGGAATGTGCTTCCGCAAGTGGGCGGCAAGCTTGGCTTCTGTTTCTCCGTTCCCACGTTTGTAAAATCGATGAACGCCGCGTTGATCAACCGTGTGCCCTTGCTGCTGATGGGTACTGGTTGGCGGTTCCATCGGCATGAACAATTCTGTCATATTTTCTACCTCCATTTCTGGTTTTTCAGGTTCGCTTTTGTCAATGTCAGACGACAAGGGTTACAAGAGTGCCGTGCATTCGCACTCTTGTTCCTTGTTGTCATTGACGTCAATGTTGCGACAGCGACAAGTATATATTTATATATACACTGTTGTCGCAATTTTTGCCGTTCCATTATTCTCCTTTTTCAGCAAGTTTGATATTGCCATTTTCTAGTGTCAATTTGTCGTGTTCCTTGACTCGTCTTTCGACTGTACGCCGACTGATTCCGAGGTATTCTGCCATATCGTCTACCGTCACCGCACCGTCCATATTGCAAGCATGAAACGCATTGAGCAGAGCTGCTTTCTTGTCCGCTTTCTGAGCGGCATACGTCTCCTTGGTTTTCTCTCCACGTTTCTTGTTCCCACGCTGAAACGGCTGCATTTCACTTTCTGCTTGCAAGTCTTTCAGCACACCCACGGTGTCCTCTACATGAATGGGATACCGGAACCACAGGTTCTTTGGCTCGAACTTCGGGAACTCCCGGAGGGTACCGTCCAGCCTCCATGCCGTTCGTTGTTTGATATTGGCTCTCACAGCTTCCAGATTGCGCTGTAAGGCATCGTAGCAAGTAGATGGCAAATGATCTCGGCAAAGATTTAAAGCTGCTACAGCGCTCAGCAGATCGTCCGGAGAAGCATCTGCCAGTACGGCTGGAGCATGAATTCGCAATTGCTCCACACAAGCTTCGCAAATTGCCGTGTTGGTTTCCTGTTTGAGAATGTCTTCTGTAAGCTCCAGTTCGGTCATATCAATGAGGGCATCCGGGTCACGGGCAAACACGCCGCTGCCGGATGCACGGTCCATGCTGCGCTTGCCGCCCTGTGCGCCCTTGCTGTGGTGGTGGCAGTAGATCACCGCACAGCCCAGCTGGGTGCACACCTTGTCGAACTGGTTGCAAAAATGTGCCATTTGGTCGGCACTGTTTTCGTCACCGGTGATGACCTTGTAAATGGGGTCAATGATGACAGCGATGTATTGCTTTTTCTTGGCACGGCGGATCAAGCTTGGGGCTAGTTTGTCCATTGGTTTGGTTGTCCCACGCAAATTCCAGATATCGATGCTGGATAAGTTGGCGGCTGGCAGCTGCATAGCTTGATAGACGTCCCGGAACCGATGCAGGCAGCTTGGCCGGTCTAGTTCTAGATTGACATACAGCACACGCCCTTTGGCGCATTGCCAGCCCATCCACTTTCTGCCTTCTGCCATTGCAATGCATAATTCAATTAATGCAAAAGACTTTCCGGCCTTGGACGGCCCGGCAATCAGCATCTTGTGCCCCTGCCGCAGCACATTTTCAATCAAAGGGGGAGAGAGTTCCGGCATATTTTCCCATGCTTCTGCCATACTCTCAAATTCCGGTAGGTCATCTGTAATGCTGTCGATGTAGTCTTTCCATTCGTCCCAGCTGCCCATGCCAATGTTTACAGCAACTAAGTATTGCTTTTTTTCTCCGCGCAGCACACCGGGCATACGAGACAAACGAGAGGGATTTTTACAGGAACGATCTACTTGAAGTCCGTTTTTGTCGCAGACCTGATACAAAAACGCCACTCGCTCCCGGTATTCCTTTGCATTCCCTGCCTCCACTCGCACAATGGCATGCAGGCTCTTCCCGCCGCTGTAGACCAGGCATGCAATCGGCAATTGCAAATCTCGCATAATTCCGTTTTGCTGTTCAATGGGAATCCCATCAGACTCTACCAGGGCATAGCGAAAATCTGTTACATTTTCATTTTTACCGCCTTTCCCATCCAGCGGATTAAATCGGATCCATGCTCCAATTTCAGGATCATAGTCGCCGAAAACTGCGCCAAGGTCATTTTCGCAATATGTCAGGTCTTCTAGCAGTTTTCCGGCGGTTCGGTCACAGCTTCCTGCATCCGGAAGATGCTTTCCGTCTTGATTTTTCCAACTGCGCACGACATAGCCAACATTCTCTTCTGCTTGAAACAACGTGCTGATATAGGTGCTAATCTCCTTTACTGGATCCCATTCTGAAAACAACGGTTTTACCGGAAGTGCTTGTGTTTGAAGCGGACTCGTGATTGCATAATCCTCTCCGATGTAATCCTCCCAGTCCAGCGCACGGGATTCTTTTTGGGGACTGCTGTGTGGACGGTAACCGCCTTCCAATGCCAGATGTACGATAGTGCCGGCAGTGACCGGATGCTCAGAACCGGCAAAAGTACGCCACTTCTTTTCACATTCTCCGCTGTGATACCGAGCGGTGTCACGCTGTGACCAGCCATCCCAAATGGAAACGTCATAGCCGGAATCTTTCAGCGCCATGCCAATGCCGCACCAATCCTGATAGGTCAGGCAGGATGGGTCAATATAGTCCAGTAGTTCGTCTAGGTTGTCGTCTTTGTAGGTATCCAAAAAATCACCCTTTCTATTGACAAAATCATAAGGATATGCTATACTAAAATCACAAAAAGCACGCCATTTCCAATTGAAACGGAGGTTATACGCATGAGTACCAAAGAAATGCTGCTTCACGAAATCGACGCCATGAACGAAAAGCAGCTGCAGGGACTGCTACTGTTTATTCAGGGCTGCTATGCAGAAATCCCGAATGCGGAAACGCAGGCTGCTATGGACGAAGTGGAGGAAATGAAGAAACACCCAGAGCAGTATCCCGGTTATACCGATATTGATGAAATGATGAGGGATCTGCTGCAATGAAGTACACCGTAAAACCAACTTCTCTATTCAAAAAAGACTTGAAAAAGATGCAAAAGCAGCACAAAGATCTGGAGCTGCTTAACCAGATTCTGAAACTGCTGGCAGACGGGAAAGCACTTCCGGAAAAGAATCGTGATCACGCTCTGACTGGCAACTACACCGGCTGTCGGGAGTGTCACATTCAGCCGGACTGGCTTCTGATCTATGAGGCTGCAGATGACACGCTGTTCCTGTACCTCACCCGTACCGGCAGCCACAGCGAACTCTTTGACAAATAACCACAGGCAGACTGCAAAAAGCGGTCTGTCTTTTTTATTTTTCCGGCACATACTCCGCCACCATGATCGCCCTCGGCACATGCCAGCCGTTCGCTGCAATACGGTTAATGAGATTTTTGGCTGCATCGAATGACCAGCCTCCAACATGTTGAAAGCCGTACTTCTCCAGGCAGCGAATCTGCTTCGGCGTTGCCAGTCCGCTCTGCTGCCGCTGTGCCACTGTGCGGAGAATTTGTTCCGCTTTCCCGGCACTTTCTACGGCATCCGGATTGATACCCCGTTTCTCCAAGTCCTTCTTCTGCTTGTCCGTTGGTGGATGGGATTCCCACCCAAATGCCGGCACATAACCGGAAAGGTCCTGTGACTGGATCGACATCTCATATTGCAGTGGGTCTACCAGCTTAGACTTTCGTTTCTTCATGGATTCCAGCTGCTCCGCCAGCTTGGACTCCCGGTCTGCCACCACGTCTTCAGACGCTTTGTTTTCGGCTTCCTCAATGTCTACGGGTACTCCGGGCAGCTGCTCTAGCTGCTGAGTCATCTTCTGCTGCACTTCCTCGTCCTCGCAGATGAGGCATGCCGGACGGCACAGCTCGTGTTTCTCCGTGTTCCACAGAAAATCCAGCAGCAAGAGATGATCTTTTCCCTCTGCCAGCCGTGTGCCACGTCCCACCATCTGGCAGTACAAGGCACGAACCTTTGTGGAGCGCAGCACCACTACACAATCTACATCCGGACAGTCCCAGCCCTCTGTGAGCAGCATGCTGTTGCACAGCACATTGTACTTGCCGTCAGCGAAATCCTGCAAAACCTGTTCCCGGTCATCGGATTCACCGTTGACCTCTGCCGCACGGAAACCGTGCTGACAGAGCATGTCCCGGAATTTTTGGGATGTCTTGACCAGCGGCAGGAATACCACTGTTTTGCGATTGGCGCAGTGCTTTGCCATTTCGGCGGCAATCTGATCCAAATAGGGATCCAGCGCCGTGGCGATGTCACCGGGTTTGTAATCTCCGGCAGCTGTCCCCACATGGGTGAAATCAATCTGCACCGGCACAGTCAGTGCCCGGATGGGCGTTAAGTATCCCTCGTGAATGGCCTGTGGCAGCGTGTATTCATACGCCAGACTGTCGAACACCTTGCCCAGATTCTGCTTGTCTCCTCGGTCAGGCGTTGCTGTCACACCCAGCACATTGGCAGTATGGAAATGGTTCAAAATGACTTGATAGCTGTCCGATGTGGAATGGTGTGCTTCGTCAATGATAATGGTCTGGAAGTAATCAGAGGGGAACTGGTCAAGGCGTTTCTGCCGCATAAGGGTCTGCACGCTGCCTACCACTACCCGGTACCATTCCCCCAGGCAGGTTTGCTCTGCCTTTTCCACAGCACATTTCAAACCGCTGGTACGTTCCAGCTTGTCCGCAGCCTGTTGGAGCAGCTCACCCCGATGTGCCAGAATCAATACTTTTCCGCCGCTGCGGACTTCATCTTCTGCAATCTTTGCAAAAACAATGGTTTTTCCACAACCGGTCGGCAGTACCAGCAGCGTGCGCTTCCTGCCTTCGTCCCACTCCTTGTGCACGGCTTCTCTTGCCGCTTGCTGATAAGGTCGCATTTGCATGGCATATCACTCCTTAAAACTGACCATTGTTCCAGCTGCTTTGCGGTGCGCTCTGCTGCGGCTGCCAGGGTTGCGGACTGTTTTGCGGATATGAAGGCTGCGGCGCACTGTAGGGCTGCTGTGCGGGATTCTGAGCAAGCTACGGCTGATCGTAGGATGGATACAGCTTGTCAATTTGATTTTTCTTGTACGTTCCGCTGCCATCCTTTTTTTCTTTATCTTGAACAGTTACATGGCATATGCCGCTTTTCCCGTTGACTTCCTGCCAATTCATTCGGGCAGCCTGCCCTTTCTGCTTCATGCCGATGCTGGCAAAAAACTCGGACAGCTTCCACTCCATCACGGTATGTAAATATAGATATTCCGGAAGCAGCACACTGTTCCCGTCCGTGCCGAATACCCGAATAAAAACAATGGCTTTGTTGCAAGGTGGAATCTTTTTACTGCCATCATGCCGGGCACGGTCAAACTTTTCCACCGTAAAGCGATAGTCTCCCTCCGGAAGCAGGATGTAGCTGCTTTCCTGTTGGATTTCGTCCTCCCAGCCTAATTCTCGTCCCTGTGCGGATGTGTTAAAATCGTTCATCGTTTTCCTCCTATTCCTTAAATGCTATTTGGTTCGGTTTGCCTGAATCATGCCCATGATGTTCTGCCACCACGGAATGCACCAGCCCTCCACAAAATCCTGCGGATAGTTCTGTACGGGCATATCTGCCGGAAAATAGCCCTTGCTGCCTACCACTGCCTGCAGCTCAGCAGGCTGCACGTGGCTGGATGCCATCAGCTGTGCCAGCTGGGGAGCGATTCCATCCAGAATATGCTGTGTTTGCTGTTCCTCCGGTGTGGCAGGCTGATCCCATGGCTCTGGCGCTGCGGATGCGGCAGACGGCGTGTAAAGCTCTACCGATTCCTGCAAGTCTTGCTGTGTGGGAATTCCTTCCGTCCGTGCCTTTTGCAGCAGCTGTTCTGCCGGAGACGGAGCTGCAAAAAGCGTGGCAATGGATGCAAATTCCAACGGCAATTCCGGCGGAAGTCCAAAGCGATTCTTTGCGTCCCACCACGCCGTTTTGGTGGTGTACATAACCCGTTTGCAGGCGGTTGCCTTGTGCTTTTTTCCCTTGTCATCGGTGGCAATGACGTGTGTTTGAAATGCCAAGAACAGGGTGATGTCAGACCATTCTTTCAGCAGCGGCGCAATCTTATTGGTGGTTTTATTGCCGAGTTTCAGTTCCCAATGGTCAAACTCTGCATCTACTTCTGGAAGGGATGCTTTCCGGGTGATGGC